ATTAGAAGTTTAGTACGCAATAATCCATTGCGAGTGTTAAGTCAACTTGTACAGCTTCGTCTGAAGACCAGTTGTATTGACCGAAATTAGAATTTTGTACGAAAGCACCTTTAATGATCCATTCGCCAACGATATCGCCTACAGGACCTAGAGCGTTAAGAGTTACATCCTTCTTATAGAAGTCAGCGTAACCAGCTCTACCAGTTACTGATTCGTAACCCAATCTAGCCCACTCCATTACTGCTTGAGCACCTGAAGGTGTGATTGGATCGTATAAGTTAAGAGTCATGTTCTGCCACTCTCTCTTACCTCTCAACTTTCTATAAGTATTGATATGATCTAACTTAATTACGTTGTCGGTAAATTGAGGTGAAGCTACACCCTTAACTAAGTATGATGGAATTCCATCGATGTACATGATAAACCTGTTCTGTACCTTTGGTTCAAAGGCAGTGAACATGATTTCATTTGGATCTAATGTAGGCATCGTGTATTTATTTTACTTTATTATAAATAGTTCTCTCTAAGTTTATGCATTAAATGCAGCTCCTGTTGGTTCAACAACGAAGTCTAGTACGATGAATTCAGCAGTCTTAGTTGGTTGGATAAAGATCTGACCTACTAATTGATTTCTGTCAATTACATCTGCAGTGTTGTTAGTATCGTCCATCACTACTCTGTAAGAATATAAACCTTGTCTCTGGATTACGTTCTCTAAGTAAGGATTAACAATGCTTAAGAATCTGTTTCTTGTAGCGATTGTGTTTTGTTCAAATACTAAGTTGTTAGCTTGAGCACCGATGAATCTCTTCAACGTGATTAACAATCTTCTAACGTTTACTCTGTCTAAAGCAGAAGCTTTAGTCTGTAATGTTTTCTGACCATAAGCTACAACGCCTGAACCTGGGAAGGTTGCAAGTGGGTTAACTTTGTTAGAGTATAATGTATCTCTGTCTGTTCTAGATAATTTTCTCTCAGCTCTCATTACTCCTGGAATACCGCCTCTGATTAAACCGGCAGGTGCAAACCATTCTGCTGCTACTGAGTCATTAAAAGCAAATACACCGCCCATTGCTACAGAAGCTGGAGCCCATACTTGACGTCCTACTCCTTGAGCTTGTACTTTGATCCACGGCCAGTAACCTGCTGCAAATGAACTATTCAATTCTTTAGCTTCAGTTGTTGCTGTAGCTACTGTTGCTCCGTAAGAAGTTAAGTCTGCTACGTAGATTGCATCTCCTCTATCTTGTACTAAGTCGATCAACTCACCTACTGTAGTAGAGTGATGCTCTTGGTAAAGACCTGGTGCTAATAGTACGTTAAAGTTAAATGCTTCTTTATTACCTAATACTAGGATTGCGTTAGCGTAATCTGATACTTCGTTAGAAGATACCGATAAACCTTGTGTGTTGGTACCGTCAATATTCTCGAAGAAGTTAGCACCTGCAGCATCTAATGCTCCAGCACCACCTGCAAATGTACCGTGGTAAGAACCTGAACCAGTAGTTAAGTCTGATAATGTGCTGGAGAATTCTGTCTTAGCAACTCCTGCGTTATCGAAGTAGTTAGGAGTCTTAACACCTACTGCTGATACCCTAACGTAAGAAGATTGGTTTGGATAATCGCCTGATTCGATAATATCACTGCCGTTTACTACGTAAGATTGATCACCGATTCTCTTAGCAACATAGTTGTCAGAGTTTGGATCTAATGATACGTTACTAAATGTTTCAAGGATGATTTTATTTTTGTGGTTATCATCACCTCTACGTACAATAATATCAAAAGTACCTAAATCAGAGCTAATATTAGCGATCTCCCATCTTACGTTCTCAGCAGAACCACTCTTAAGAGCACCGTCGGCTAAGTTTTCAGTAGCAGAACCACTGTTAGTGAAGATGGCACCAGCACCTAAAGTCTCTAAGGTAACTACTGAAGTAGATCCTGATACGATATCAGCAGATGCTACAGTGTAGCCTGAAGGAGCTACTCTGGTTACTAATAAAGAATTACCGCCTTGCTCAAAGTACTTCTCTGCAGCTAAAGAGGTTAAGTGTTGATAAGTATTTGATCCTGATTCAAATCTATCACCGTATACAGCTCTATATTCGCCGTAAGAGCGAACAACTGTTGGGATATCGATTGGACCTTTAACTGTAGGACCTACTACCGCTGTTGAGATTTCAGCAGGTGCAGGAGATAAAAATGAGGTGTCTTGTTCTCTGGTGAAAACACCTGGTGATACAATTCTTTCAGCCATTGTTATATGGTATTATATTGAGTTCTTTATATAAATAGGTAATTTATATCGTAAAATTA